ACAGCGGCGCCAGCCGATTAGCCGCGAGCCAGACATAGGGCTCCTCAACTTGCGACGGTATGTCCCATACCGTCCAGCGTGCCTTGCCGCGCGCTACCAGGTCGTCATGCACCCACTGCACCGCATCGTTGGCGTAGTCCGGTGCGCCGAGCACCAGCGCCATGCGCCGCACCCGCGCCTCGAGCAGCCCCAGCATGTTCGGATCAACCTGTTTGCCGAACGCCGAAGCGCACGACATTGCGGTAAGCCGAGTGTATTCCTCGGCCACCGCCATCGGCACGCCTTCCGCATCGCTCCACCACACCAGCGCCTGCGCCGCCAGCGACGCCTGCACCTGCACCGCTTTGGCCAACGCCAGCGCCTGATCGAGCGGCGCCGGGGTTTCATCGGCGGCGATCACGCCGAGCTCGACCAGGGCGTTGGTGGCGATGATATCGACCGGCACCACTTTGCTCACCAGCATCGGCCGGTCGGCGATGGGCACTATGGCGACACCAAGCCGACGGAGTGCCCGCTCACCGAGTGTGGCGATCGATACGCTCATGCTGCGGTCCTGATGTGTGCTAGAAGGGGGCTGCGACTGATGCCTGCGAGAGCGGGCATCGGTGCTCGCTCAGGGCACCAGTCGCACACCGGAGGACGGCTAGATGCTTGGCGCGGCTACTTGTGCGCGGCTGCGGCAGCATTACCCATCGCCAGGCTGCTCACCCGCGTGGGCTTTGGCAGTGGCACATCAGCACCGCTCGCCGCTGCCTTCTCCTTGGCTTCCGCGTCCGCCTGTTTCGCCTTGATCTGCTCGGGTGACGGCGGTGGCCCGCTCGGCGCCACCGGATCGAGCCCGAGCCCGGTCAGGAACGCATCGCGCGCCATGGCATTCTCGGCGACCGTGGCGCCGGCGCCGCCACGCGCGCCCAGCGAGCCGTCGCCGTCGAAGGCGAGGATCACCTGTGCGCCGATGCTGGCGGCGGCGCGTGCCGCCTTCTCAGCCGCCGCTACCTTGGGATCGACCGGCGGCGGTGCTAGCGGCGGTGCCGATTGCTGCTGCGGATGCGGCGGCCCGGCATGTGGCTGTGATGTGCTCATGCTTGTTGCTCCTGGTTATGCGTCGCTCGGCGCCGCCACGAAGACGGTCACAATCCCATGGTCGACAGGCTTCACTTCGTCCGTCGTCGGATCGGTGCCGAAGCGCAGCTTGCCGACACCGCGAATCTCCTGGATGCCGACGCCGTGCATATATCCGTAGTCACGGGTATTCGTCGTTGACGTGGTGCGCTGCGCATAGGCGATGCCGAGTGCCTGGGCGCCGCACAGATAGCACGGCCCGACATCAACGCCGCTGGCGCCGGCGCCGGAGATCACCGGAATTTCCGGGATTTCGCGGACAATCACGCCGTCGTAGAGAATATCGCCGGCGGTAAACAGCGGATTGTCGCTGCCGCGGTTCCAGGCGTATTGCAAGGCGTTGGTGATCAGCGTGTCCTTCATCAAGTCCCTGAAGGCCATGCTCGGCACGAACATGACGTACCATTCTTCGTCGTTGTTGACGCGGATCGGCCGGATGGCCGGGCTGGCGGTGCGCGCCATGCGCTTGGCTAATGTGACGATCGCCGCCGACAGCGTGTCGGTGCCGGCTGCCAGCGTCAGCAGCGCCGTTGCCATGACGTTGCTCGAGGCGTTGGCCTTCAAATGCCCGTACAGCACGCGCCCGGCACCGTTCTGGTTGGTGGTCCAGTAGTTGCGCTGCGCCGCTGTGGCTGCACCGTAGCTGACCTGCAGGTAGGTATCGCCGGTCATCGCGCCGAGGCTGCTGATGATGTCGTTGCGCAGCTTGGCAATCGACCAGTTCATCAGCACGGTGCGCGCGGCGTTGCGCAGATCGATCACCGACTTCTGGATGTCCCAGTCGCTCATCGCCACGGCATGGCGGAACGCTGAGACGGTAAGCTTCAGCGACCGGGCGTTGAGGATTTCTTCATTGCCCTCCAAAATGGTATTTCCGGTCACCCCTGCGCCTACCAGGTTGCGCACGGCGGGGAACATAATGCTGTCGCCGTCCTTACGCGTCAGATCCGTCTGGATCTGGATTAGCGCGTTCTCCGTTGTCCCAAAGTAGACTGAGAACTGGTTCTTGCGAAGGTACTCAACAAAGAACTCAGAATCCCATATTATTGGGGTTAGATTTGGTCTAGCGGCAGTTACATTCATATCGGCCATATGCGGGTGCTCCTATATTTGAGTGATACTTGAAGGATGCCCGCTTCAACGACCCGGCAGACGGTCGAAGCGCCCTATTATTACGAGGCGGCGGCCCTCGAAGCGCCCGATTTGACCCCGGCGACGGGAATGAATACCCTGCTTACACCAGCAGATAGGCGAGAGCATGAGTAAGCAATCTGCTGCAGCTATACGCCTCCACGGCAAATTCGCTCGCACCGACTAAAACTTGTACCGCGTGCCGTTGCCGTTCTTACGGTTCTGTATTGGCGCTAGGATGTCCTCCATACTCGGTGGCCCGCTGAATGCCGGCTCCGAGCGCGATGCCACGCTGCGCACGCCGGCGAGCGACGGCGGCAGGTTGGCAGCGGGCGAAACAGGGGCACGCGGTGAGGAGGCACCGGCTTCCCATTCCGCCCGCGCCTCGGCGATGATCCGCTGGCGATACGCCTCCGGGTCACTGCCGATGTCTTTGTGCATCCGCCAGGTGTCCATCTGCTTGGTGAGCCAGCCATAGGGGTGCGGCTGGCTGTACAGCTTGCCCCACAGTGATGGATCCGCCGCGGCGGCCTCTTTGAAGTCCGTGACATAGGCATTGAGCTTGTCGTCGCCGATGCGATCGCGCGCGAATGCCTCGCTCATGTTGAGCCGCTCGTTCAGCATCGCCTGCTGATTCTGCTGCACCGCGTGCACCATGAAGCCGCGCGGGTCGGTGTTGAAATCGGGTGGCGGCGTGAACTGCATCGGCGGTGGTTGCGCGGGCGCCGGCGGTGGCTGCCGCGCCTCCTCCAACTGCCGCTTGAGCGCCGCGAGTTCGCCCTCGTAGCGCGCCGCTTTTTCCTTCCAGTCCTGCCGACGGTGGCGCTCGCGGTCGAGCGCCTGGCGCGGCACGAAGGCGCCGCCCTGATGCTCGATCTGCTCCGGCTCGTCCTCCTCCGGCTCAGGCGCCGCCTTAATGCCCGCTTCCTTGGCCGGTGGCGGCTCCTGGGCGGGCTCTGGCTTGGGTTCCGGGGTTGGCTCCGGCTTCGGCTCGGGCGGCGTCCCGGACGCCTCCGAGGCGGCTAGCGCAGCCCCCTTGGTCTCCGCCAGGTAAGCCTCGAGCTCCTCGTTCTCGCGCGGCATGTCAGGTCACCCGCACCATGAGCGCACTGCCTGCCCGGTAAGTCTGGCCGATAGCGATGCCGCCGGCAGCCGCAGCGGCGTCGTTGGCGAAGTTCTGCGGCAGGTTCTGCGCCAGCATCGGCTCAGTCGCCGCCAGGCCGGTGCGCGTGCTGCCGTCGGGACGATTGCCGTCCGGGTAGGTGCCGGCAACGTGGCCGTTGCGCATCGCTTCGTGGTTGCCGGCAAAGGTGGCGGCGAAGGTGCCGCGCGCCACGCGCTGCGCGTCGCCTTCCAGGCGCACCTGCGCGCCGCGGGTCAAGGTCGCTGGCATGGTTCGATCTCCGGGGTTGTCAGTGTATTGCTAGTATGCGTGCGCTTTAGGGCGCCTGCTGCGCCGGCTGGATCGGTGTCCGCGCTAGCCGGTTCGTTTGAACGGCCGTTCCGACCGCCTGGTGCAGCGTGTGGAACGTACCGGCATCGGTCGCCGCGTTGGCGTGCGGCACCTGGCTGATCTTTGCCGTGGTCAGCGCTGCGTCAGCGTTCGCCTTCGCCGCCGTCGCGTGCTTGCCCTGCAAGTCCGCCACCTGATGCGCCAGCGCCAAATCAGGATGCATCTGCGACATCGGATCCGGCGCGCCCGGCTGGTTATCAGGCGGCGCATTCAGGTCCATCAGCATATCATGCGTGCCGCGCGTGACGTTGTGCTGCCGTTCGCCGGCCAGCGCGAAGTTCGCCGCGGCCTTCGCCTGCAGATCCGTGGTCTGCGCCTGCGCGTGCGCCGAGGCCTGCTGCGCCGCCTGCGCCTGCATCGCGCCCTGCTGCTGCTGATGCTGCTGCATACGCTTCAATAAATCGTCCTTGTTGCGCAAGCTGGATGCCGCAATCAGCACATCGCCCGGTATCAGCCCCGGCTGCATGCTCGCCAGCTGGATCAGGCTCTGGAAAGTTTCGGCTTGCAACGTCGGCACGTCCTGCCCCTCGGCCACCGTGATGTCCACGTCCAGATCGGTGATGTCGCCTTCAATCCGGATCACCTGATCCAGCCGCGGATCGCCCGGCATCAGCTGCATGCGCTGCATCACCACCGCGCGCTGCTGCTCCGGCATGCGCGCCAATTCGTCCTTCAGGGTAATCGGCACGTTAATCCCGACCCAGCGCACATTGCTGAGCTCGTCGGTCACCCGCACCCATTTGCCGGCGGTCCAATATTGCCGCACCGCCATCCAGGTCATCTCATAGACGCGCCGTGCCCACATCCGCAGGCTGTCCGCCAGCGGCTCGTTCTGTACCGCGCCGCCCGCCTGCTGTGCCAGGATCGCCCGGCCGCTGAGTTCCCGCGGGTCGGTGCCGGACATCGCCGCGTTCGGCCCGGCGAGCTGCATCTCCTGCGTCGCGTGCTGCAGCAATTGGAACTGCCCGCTCGCCATGTCGCCGCCGTTCTCGATCTCAAACCGCAGCCCCGGCGTGACCTCCACGTAACCATCCGGCCGCGCCACCTCCCTGCGCGCTTTATCCACGTCCGCCACCGCGCCCTGCTCGGCAATCACCTGATGCACGCTCAGCAAGTGCAGCGCCTTGCTGCGGCGCTTGTTGATCTCGTCTTGCAGCGAGATCAGATCGCGCACCATGCCGTAGCGGTTATTCTCTTGATCGATATACGCGCTTTGCAGAAGCAGCGGACACGCGCTCTTGCCCTTGCGGTCCTTGAACGGCGAACGCCAAGGCTCGGTGAGATAGCCGCGGCGGGTGATGGTGGCGCCCCAGTGCTGGCCGCCGTCTTGCCAGTAGCACTGCACCACACGAGTACGCTGCCGCCTGGTATCGAGCCACGCCACGTCATTCGGCCGGTCGGTGAACTGGCCATACAGCCCGGACGCATCGGCGTTGACAAACGTGTCCTCGATCACGTCTGCCTTGTCGGGATACATCTGGGTCAGCTGGTCGCGGTCCATCCAGATGACGATGCCGACATAGCGCGCGTCGAGAAAGTCCGGCTGCCGCGAGTGCGGGTCATACCAGATGCGATCCACCGGCACGAACGTGTAGGTGACATTCGCGCCGCCGCGCTGGTCATCTTCGAGCCCGATCTCGAGGCCGCCCGCGCCTTCCACCAGCATGTTCTCGAACACCTGGCTGCGCACCACCTGGAAGTTGTTGTCGTCGGCGACGTAACGCAGCGCCTGCGTCGCGACATCGGCGCGATCGTCCTCGCTCGGCGTGCGCGGAAACGCCTTCGGATCAGTGCGCGCTTTGCGTTCCATGCCGCCGAGCAAATCAAGCTTGCGCCGGCAATAGTTGATGACGATGGCGGGCTGGCGGCGCTTGCGCAGTTCCCCGAGTTCCGTCGTGGTCCACTGATAACCGTCAACATAGCGACGATCGCGCTCCTGCAATTCGCGCGCGTCCATGCCAGAACGCTCAGCCTCCTCGTACCACTGGATCAGCCGCGCGTGCTGGTCGTCGAGGTTGCGCGGGAACGCGGTATCGAGCTGGTCGAGGTCGCGCACCGCCGTCGGCCAGTCGTTGTTGGTGCCGCGGTCGCGCTGGATAACGGTGACGGAAGCGCTCATCAGGAGATTGCCACTACCACTCGCGGCCCGACCACGCCTGGCCGGTGGTGGCGCCGTAGATCGACAGCGCGCCGTTCGACGCCTGCGGATTGCCGGGACTGCCGCAAGTAAACTGTGCTCCGGCCGGCACGCGAATACTCGGCTGCGCCGCCGACGCGGTGCCGAGGTCGTTGATCCACAGATCGCCGCTGCTGTTGTTCTGGATGGTGCAGCCGCGGCGGCTGCCGTTGAACGCGGTCACCTGTTGTGCGGCGCCGCCGGTGGTCAGCGTGCCGGAAATGTTGTTCATGTAGACGCCCTGGCCATGCGCCAGCGACGGCAGCAGAACGACGGCAAGTGCAATGCGCCTCATGTGTGTTCTCCCTGGCGCGGCGTGATGCGATAGCGGCGCTCGTCGGTGCGCACCGCCTCGGCGAGATCGGACAGCCAGCCGATCAGCCAGCGCAGCCGGTCCTCGCGCCTGCTCCACGCCTCGCGTTGCTCACTCTGCAGCATCGCCTCGGCCCACTTTGCCGGATCGTGGCCGACCGCGTGCTTGAAGGCGCCACCGGACATGGCGTTGTAGTCGGGGATCGGCTCGCGATCGCTCATGCGACGCGCCAGCCTTCGATGTCGGCGTCAGCCTCGCGCGCGGTAGCGAAAGCCCGATCCCAGGAATCAAACGGTGGCGGCGCCGGCTTCGCGGGCTGCATCTCGCGCCATGCCAGCGATAGGTAGCGGAAGGCGTCAGCCGAATTGTGAACGACAGCACCGTTGGCAAGTGCAAAGCACTCAACGCTTGGGACCGTGATATCCCAGACGTCAGATCGCTCATCCAGCCTTTTTACGCTTGCGATAGTGAGCGGCTTTGCAGTTGTTCCCACAGAACCGCTGAGTATGCCCCGAAGCGCGGACCAACATTGAGACGACCTTGCCGCAGAAATCGCAGGGAAGATCCTGCCGCCGCCATTTCGTCCACGTTTTAACACGCTCCATATGGCGGCGGTGCCATAATCTACCAACTTCGGAGCCATGCCACTCGGCCGCGGCGTTTCTAGCGTCCTGAGTGAAAGACGGATTGAACCCTTCCGCCCGTCTTCGGGAAAGCGTAGCTGATAGATGTTCGGTTCCGTCCTGGCATTCCAGATTAGACAGGGCGTTGTTAAACGGGTCGTTATCCCTGTGATGGATATGGCAATGCTTTGGGATAGGGCCGAATGCAACGATCCAAACATCCCGGTGCAGCTTCCTGCCACCTCGCGACAGATAAACTTCACTCGGCCACAAACGATAGAGACCACCGTCAAAATACTGGGTAAGCGGGTCAAGCACGATTGGATCTGCGAACCCGTCACGAGGTCGCTTGCGGATTTCCACCCGTTCGCCGTCATGAACAAATGATCCGGCGTGCATCTCACCGTAAATCCGCCGGTGAACCGCACCTCCACAAGTCGGGCATCTCGCAGCGTCA